TTTAAAGAATCTGTATTGAAATACGGATACGCAGAACAGGCCGCCTGGTACAGAAGGGGTATGGAAGCTGCGGGATACAAAGTCAAAGAGTTTGTCTTTGTCGCGCAAGAAAAAAAGCAACCATTTGCTAGTAAAGTATTCAAGATAACCAACGAACAAATGGACGTTGCTTGGCTAAAAATGGAAGAACATCTACACGCTTACATGCGACATCTGAAAGGCGAAAGACCAACCGTATACAACAGTCCTAATGTTGTTACACTTGATTTAGATGGCCAAGATTAATTCCAGAAACAAAGGCGCTCAGTTTGAGAGGGACGTTGTACGTATACTTAATAACTTCTTTGTAGAGGAAGGTATAGACTTTCAAACTAAGCGTAACCTAGATCAATATCAGCAACGAGATCTTTGCGATCTGCAAATACCGAATCACGCGATAGAGTGTAAGTTCTACAAAGAAGGGGATTGGCTAAAACCCGAATGGTGGAGACAAGTATGTGCAAGTTGCGAGGACAATATACCTGTCTTGATATTTAAATTTAATCGCAAACCGATACGAGTTTGCATACCTCTGTACGCGATCAATCCTGATTGGGTGCCTGATAACCAAGCTGTCGCCATACTTACTATGGACGATTGGTTATCTATCTTAAAAACTAACTGGGCCTTATACGGAAAGTGCTAGGTTGAGCGTGGCTCTAACGACTCCTAGCGTAGCCGAACGATTATAGTGAGGGTTTGCTTGGGGAAGCCGCCTCACCTGGAGAAGCATCGTTTGATTCATCCATACTAGGTGGTAAGTCTACCGCTTTTGGAGCAGACTCATTCTTCAACGGCAAGAACGATTTGATTTCGTTGCTTGGACCGTACTCTCCACTTTCATCCTCTACTATGACGACTCTAGCCTCAAAAGTTTTGTTTTGGAACTCCCAAGCAGTCTTGGGAACTTCTTTGAAACCAACTGCTTTTGCCAAACGAGCAAAGTCGTTATTGGCGTAGCCTCTGATTTCTTCTTGCTTTTGTTTGTCGTCATTTGTGTACCAAAGATTGAAGTTCTTTCTCAACTTCCACCCCGCGTAACTATCACCTGTAACCTCTGTCTCCAGCTTTAAGTAATCGTTACCAGCCGCTGATGTTGTCTTTTCGCAAGACAATATTACGACAGGGTAATCACCTTCTGGAATCGCAGAGCTACTCTCTGCGGCATCCAAATCTATATCCAATCCTTCAAAGTCACTCATTCTGCACCTCCTGCAAATCCGAGTTTGTTAATTACACTAGCTAGATCGGGTGACTCAAACCCGTCTAACTTACCTGAACGATCTTTGGCGATATAGTTCTGACCAATTCTCGTTTGCAACCATCTTGAGGTGACGGTCTTACCTTCTTCATTTTCATCGTCAAACGTACGAAGAACCAAAACTTCATCAAAGAAGTAAGGTATCTGCGTAGGGAGTTTAGCGCCAACCATCATCGGTTGGTAATGATATGCCCCTGTCTGCTCGTCACGTTCTCTGCTTTGTTTGGCTATGAATATAACATGGACAGGCAAATCTCTAAACCTACGCATCGTTTTAATCATCACTTCGATGACCTCTCCGTACGCACGTCTAGGATCTTTGCTTTTGGCTTTTTCTTGCGAAAGCAATATTTCAGCCATCTCCGTAACACTATCAAGACAAACGGTGTCGTATTTAAGTGTTCCGTTTTCTAATAGTTGAGCTATCTCTTCTATCTCAGAGGCTTCCTTAACTTCGATTGCATCGAGGTCAGGAGCATCTTTAATAGAGAGAAGACCACTCTCCATACTAACGACTAATGTTTTACCAGGAGCCGTTTGACAAAGAGTTGTTTTACCCGCACCACTTTCGCCGTATACTAAAAGTTTGGCGCCTTGCGACTCAACTAAATCGCTCGGTGACTTGATGCGGTCCTGAATACTTATGTTCATTTTTTTCTCCAGTTGTTAATGTAAATGTTTTCAGTTACAATTCTAAGAAAACACAATTAGACATATAGTACAGATGAACAAAGCAAAAATCAACCCGAATCAATGGGCCATTAATTACTGGCACAGACAACAACAATTAGGCGAAAAGGAACTGATGGATTTATACAGTCAGGGCCTTGAGCCAGCATTTAAGGAGCGTGAAGTGAAACGAGTGACACTTAGTAAATATATTGAATTTATAGGTATAGATACGGCGGCAAAATTATTTGATTGCTCGCCCCATACAGTTAAAGCTTGGAGGTATGGCAATAGGCAACCTTCAACCGATCAAGCCAAAAAAATAATTATGGCATCTGAAGGTAAGCTAGACTTCTTTTCAATATACGGTCCTATTGATGAAGAAAGTAAAGATACAAGTGAAGCGGTTGAATAGTGTTAAACGTCAAAGCGTCCGCGCAGGATTCTGCGTTGGAACTCGCTCTTGCGTATGCGGAAAGTGGCTATAGCCCTGTACCCTTACTGCGCCATAACAAAGTACCACCAAAAGAGTTAGGTGGGTGGCAAAAGTTCAAAGAACGACAACCGACGACAGAAGAAATAACAAAATGGTTTCAAGGCCGAGACGACCTTGTTGTAGCTCTGATATGTGGCAAGTTTATTGTTGTTGATGCCGATACACCAGAAGCTGTCAATTGGGCAGAAACTAATTTACCAAACACACCTTGCAAAGTTGCTACGGGTAAGGGTATGCACTATTACTATAATAATCCTGAAAACTTTACGACCTATGTAGCAAGAAGAACCGATACATCCGATCCAGCAAAACTCATTGATATAAGAGGGGAGGGAGGCTTGATTATCGCACCATATAATATTCACGCTACAGGTGCGATATACGAGCCAAAGTTTATTGAAGAGTGGGATTGGCACGATACAAATGATCTGCCTGACCTGACCAAAGAACATTGGGTGATGATTACAGGTGTAGATAAAGTAAACACCAAAGCAATATCCCAACCTTTTGAACTGACAGGTGTGGTGCAAGGCAGTCGTAACGATAACGCGGCTAGATTGGCTGGCAACCTCATAGCAAAAGGCGTATCAATAGAAATGGTTGAGTTCTTCGTACAGTCTTGGAATCAACAAAACAAACCACCTTTACCTAGATCGGAAGTATCAACTACAGTAAACTCAATACAAAAGACACACGATAGAAAGAACCAACAAGCGCCAGCTTTCATACAAAGAACCTATAACGTGAAAGAACCAATAGATCTCTACGAACCACCAGGCATACTAAAAGATGTATATGAGTATTCTGAGGAGATAGCGCAGATACAACAACCCTCCTTATCTTTACAAACTTCACTTGCCCTAGGTTCGGTAGCACTTGGTCGTTTGTATAAAACAGATATGAACAACTTTTCGTCTTTGTTCTTTATGTGTATTGCCAAGTCAGGTCAAGGTAAAGAAAACGTCAAGACAGTTATAGAAACTATATTAGAAGGCGCGGGGTTTGAAGATTTGATGGCGGGAGATGGTTATACGTCTAGTGGCGCGGTATACAGTTTACTGCGTCACAAACCCACACACGTCACCGTTATGGACGAATTTGGTAAAAGGTTAGAGTCTATATCCAAATCAACTAACTCAAACAAGGAAGACGCTATACAGGTGCTTATGGAGGCTTGGGGGCGTTGTCATGGCACGTTAAGGCCAGATAACTACTCTATGATGACCTTTACTCAAAAACAGCAACAGGAGGCCCTAGACCGCCATACAATCAAACCAGCGATTACGTTGATTGGTATGTCTGTACCTAGAAACTTTTACGGTGCTTTATCAACAGGACGTATCGTTGATGGATTTTTAAACAGGTTCATCGTTGTTGAATCTAAGCTACCTAGAACCGTAGGAAGGATGGTCCCTTATATAGAACCTTCATATAAAGTATGCGAATGGGTTAGACAAGTAAGAGCGCCTATAAACGATATGGAGGAGATAGCGCGTGACAACGCTGAAATGAATTTAAATCAAAGAATAATAGCTTTTGATGACGAATCAAAAGAACTATTGAACAAGTTAGCTTACGAGCTTGTAGATCAACAGAACAAATTGGAAAAAGACGGTTTAGAAGTATTGCTTTCAAGAACGAGAGAAAAAGCAATGCGCTTGGCTTTGATATGTCAACTAGCAGATAGACCGAACTCAAAAAAGATAACCGCAGATATGACTAAGTGGGCAATAGACTACGTTTATTACTACGATCAGTTGATGGTAGCTACGTGTGAAGACAAGGTAGCTGGGTCTGAAATGGAAAGTCGTATAAAGCAAGTATTAAGCTTTATCAGGACTCAAGGGGAAATGGGTATAAGCAAAAGAGATATTGACCGTAAGGAAATATTTAGATCAATGAAGTCTTTTGAAGTAAAAGAAATAATCAACAGACTTATAAATGCTGGAGAAGTACAGGAAAAAGATGTGCGTGTGAAACAGACAGGCAGACCAATGAAACGTCTGGTGGCAATAGATCCTAACTTCTTTGAAGATTAATGGAGGTAACTATGATGGCCAAGCCAAAGATGGAAACGATTAACGATCAAAAACGAGAGGAACGTGTAGCTGGATTTATAGAAGGACTTTGGGGAGTTAGATGTCATAAACTGCCAGTTTCTTACGGACTGGACTATTGGTGTGAAAGCAAGGGCAGTTCTTTTTGGATGGAAGTAAAGTGTAGAAGCTTTGGTATCAACAAATACGAAACGCTTTTGTTGAGTGCATCTAAACTTAGAATGGGAGCCGCTTTGTCCCTAGCAACGAACAGACCATTTGTTCTGGTGTTTGCAATGACCGATAGTGTGTACTCACATACTTGGGATAAAAATAAAGTATATGACGTTAGATTCGGTACAATCGCTGAACCGCAACTACCAGAAGATTCAGAACCATACATACATCTACATAAGAAAGACTTAACGTGTTTATCGGATAGTGCTTTAGGATTTGATAGAGACGAGTTAGGTCTAACCTAATAGCTCTGCTATCTCTTGATCTCTTGGATTAGGCAGTAGCGTTGGTCCTCTACGCGCGACTCTTGCAGTCGGTACGCTTTGCACTTCGGGTAAGTCTAAAGATACTTGGGGAGGTCTTGGTATTTCTCTGATACCTTCACGTATTTGTTGAGTAGCTTCACCAAAGTCAAAATCTATATCTGCGTCTTCTATTGTTTGTTCTGTAAAGTCTGATACTTCTTCGCCAAGATCGTACAATTCTTGACCTAACAATACAGGAGGAGTCAGTCTTATTGCATCTTTGAAGGCTCTCATAACAATATTGATACTTTCTGAATCAGATTTAGCGAGTCTTGCAACTACGTTGGGCCTTCTTAGTATTGAGCCTACTATATAAAGATTGGCCAGTTGAGGTAACATCGCTATATTAAATGCGTTTACAGCTACTGCTCCAGCTATCAGAGTTCCCGCTCCTCCACCTTCCGAAGCTGTCATCACCCTTAAATCTCTAACAAGATTTCTTAAAGATTTTACAGTTTCATCGTCAAACATCGCGCGTAAAGTATCGTCTCCTTTAGCGTTCAAGGCTCTTTCTAAAGCGTCTGGTTTGAAAACTTCGTCGATTGTTTTACCAGGTCCTTGTGCAACTCGTAACAAATCGCGCATACTGTCCTGTTGAATGTTTTGAAAAGTTTCGGCGTTTAACTTACCTTTCATTCTAGTAATGTTTGAAGCTTGTCCATTTCTAAAAAGTATATTTACTATTTCATCTGGTTCTGCGCTTTCTATTCTTCTAAATAATCTATCAGCCTCTGCTTGATGTAAAAGATTTTCATTTTTTACTAAATCGTCTACTGCTTTTGATAAATCTTTCATTTCAATTCTGCTAACTATTTTATCTAGTCTTTTCGCATCTACTTTTCTATTTATCTTTGCAAAGTCACTTAACATACGATCAAGGTCAGGTATGTTGTCAAAGAGAACCTTTTGTGTAGATCCAAGATTTCTTTTGAAATAATTAGCAAACGCAACAGGATTAACCTCACCTGTATCAAGACGCACGTTAGGTGAATCTAATGCTTCTCTAACAAAATTTCTTTGTAGTTCGCTTTTAGCTTCTGCTCTACCCGCTTGATCGGGTATTGCTTGTAAAACTCTAGTCAAAACTTGCGGTCTATCTTTCTTCAAGACATGTTTATAAATCTCGTCAATGTCATAGGCATCAGAAGAGGCATCCTTTCTAATCTTAGCTACAATAGTATTGTCAAAAGGTCTTATGGCTTTTCTGTATCTTTGGTTGTAATCTCTAATATCTTTGGTAGCTTTGATAAGTGCTTTTTCCTGTTCTTTTGTTAATGTGCCTTTAGCAAATGATGTAACAGACATACCCTCAGAAAGATTTTTAAATATATCATCTATGTCATCAGCTACAACTTTGAGGAGTCTGGTCACTTGTCTAGCTTCAGAACCAGCCCCTCTTTGAACTGCAAGTATTGCTGATCTAAGATTACTCAAACCTTCAATAGACATGCCTTCATTTTTAACTTTTTTTAATATGTTTTGTATAACACCTATCTTGCCACCAGCAACACCCTCGACTGCCTGATAAAGTTCTAATCCAGGATTTACTTTTATTAAATCGTCTATTTTATCTACTAACGCATCTGTTTTTAGTTTTATAGAACCGTTTATTGCTCCCAAACCATTGTCAGTTATATACGCATCTATTTTTTGTGCCTCTTCTACAAATGTACCTACTATTTGATTTCCTTCTGTATCAGTGTATTGTCCAAACTTAGCATCATAAGCTTTTCTTATCTGATCTCTTAAGGCTTGCCCAACTCTTACCCTATCAGGATTATTTGTCAGAGCGCCATTGTCTATCATTTTAACAGCGTTATTAATAAGATCATCCAATGCCTGTTGTGATAAATCTCTATCTACATTAATTTTATTTATTATTTCTTCAACTTCACGTTGCGTTGCCCTGCCAGTTTTGGTGGCTTGAGCAAAATCGTCCAAGCTCGCTGAAATATCTCCTTGCTTTTCAAGCATACGTTTTAGTCTTTGATTGCCATATTTAAGAAGTTCTGCGTCTCTTTCAGTTCTACCAAAAACAGTTTCAGAGGCTGCTTGTATTCTTCCAGGGATGGATCTACCTAAAGCTCTTTGCGATACCGCGGCTTGTGTAAAAGTTTGTATTTGACCAGCTTCTTGCGCTTTTTTTACATCTTCAAAAGAAGCTGTCCTACCTAATCTTTGGCTTAATTGTGCAACTTCATCAGGATCGGCTCCTTGCGCTATAGCTCTTGCTATATCTACGTCAATTATCGGAGCCTTTCTACCTAAAAGTGCATACAGCCCATACCCCCCTAATTCAAATATGCCTTGTGAAGCTGCTCCAATAGTTCCTTCTTCTAAAAGTTCACTAGCAATTTCAGAAGAATCCTGTAATTGTGTATTGTTAAGTAATTCAAATGCTTCTTCCGCACCTTTACCGCCAGCCGAACCCAAACCTGTAGCTGCGGTTCTGACAACCCTATCATTCTTCAGCAATGGTTTTAATTTTGAAATTACTCTACCATACGGATTCAAAGCCGCTATAGCTCCAGCAATGGGACCAACCGTTCCTGCAAAATCTGCAAAGTCGGCTATAGACATGCCCTCTTCGTCTACAACAATATTTTTGTCAGTTGGTTCCAGGCCAAGTCTTCTTTGTCCGTCAGGTGTGACGGCCAATCTGCCGTTTGAATCGTATATAAAATTACGCGATCCTACGTATCTACTAAGAACACGCTCTTTTTCTTCTTTGGTTTCAGCAGTATCTAATTGCGCTCTAAGTGCTAGGTCGCCTATACCTGTCTGATAGTCAAATTGACTTTCGTTGTATATCTTACCACCAGCCTCTTTGGCCAAATATTCTTTAACTTTTTTGACAGCTAGTTCTTCTTGTCCAGGCTCGCCTTCGACTTCAATAATCCTTCCATCTGGTGTTTCGATTTCATAAATCATTTTATTGTAAGTCTGATTCTTTCTTCTTGTGTATCTTGTTGACCTGTATCAGAAACAGATTTTCCTAAATCAAAAGGTGGAGTTGCGTTGTATTTTACGTAAGGTTTTAAACTAGCCTCGTAATTTGTCATACCGAGTTTGTATCTTGATTTTGCTCTTGCGTAAGCTTTATCTAATTTATCCAGAACATTTTCTTTACTTGAATTCCATTCTATTTTACCAACTAAACTACCTGCAATTTGTCTGTCTAAGTTTGATATTGTTCGACCACTCTCTCCAGTAAGTTCTTTTATATTACCGTTAATAATATCGTTAATATAATTTTTAGCAGCTTCTCTAGTGCTTAGTTTTATGTCTTGACCAAAAAATCTTAATGTTTCATTAAAATATTCTCTTACAAGAGGTGTCAATCCTGTTGCATCTCCTGTCTCTACTAATTTCTTAGCTTCAGTAATTGCTTTTAATACACCATCAGAAGTTTCTACTTCAAATATACTTTCGGATAAATCCGCTGCATATTTAGCTTGATTGTCTTGGAACTTGTTAATGTTTTTAATTTCCTCTTTAGCTAAAAACTCTTGAAACTCTGATATTTCACCAGTGGCTTGTTCGGCTTCTTTTTGTTCCAGTGCGGTTAAAGCTGACCCTTCTGCTATACCTGCACCTATTTGACCCGTTTCAACCATTTTTATACCAATATTTCTAATAAGGTCTGAAAAGTTTTTGGATTGAAATATACTGGCTTGTTTTTGTTCAGGCGTTTCGTCTACAACTACTTCAGCAGCTTCGTCATCTTTGTCTTTTTCTTGGCCGTCTTGTTGACCAGTAGTTACCACTTCGTAGCTGGCATCAGTAACGGCTGTTTCTTCGTCTTTATCTTTTTGCGTTGTTATTTGTTTTTCTGCTTGTAGAGCTGCTATTTCTTCCGCTACATCTTCGGCAGATGTACCAGCTCCAAAAGCTGTGCTTGCAATAGCTGTACCACCTAAGACGGATGCTGGGCCTGTTTGCACGTCATATTTATATGACCTCGGATCAAATTTTGGTAATGCTTGAAACCCTTTTTGTCCTGCAACAGCGACGCCTGGTTTTTTAGTAACTTTAACTGGTGTAAATCCTCTCAATCTGCCAACCAAATTTCCTATACCTGACACAGCACTACCGAACCCTTTGGTTTGTAAAAATGGTAAAGCAGATATACCCAAACCGATCTTACCTATTGTGCTTGCTAATCTATTGCCTTGTTGTCTTTCGTATGCCTCAACAGGATTACCAGTTGGAGATAAACTTACATCTACATATTCTTGATCAATTATTTCTCCGCTTGATCTTTGCTTTATCGCAAAAAAATTACCGTCTTGTTCAACTATTTTGGTAGTAATTTCTACTGGATTGATTTGCGATGGCGTTAAAGACCTAGAAACGACTATATCGCCTTCAGCGAACATTCTTCTATTTAGTACGTTCAATTTCCGTAACTCCCAGTATTTTGCCCGTATACACTTTGACCCCCTGGTAAGTTGGTGCCTGGATTCATCGTTCCGTATACGTTAAGAAATGTGCCTATACCAGCTGCCAAAGGATCTTGCGGCATACCGTAAGTTGTCCTTACATCTGAGAATCCAGGTTGATATGTTGGTAAGAAACTACGTACAAACTGAGCGGCTTGCGTTGGTGCCATTCTTGTTTGTACGGCTTGATCGTACTCTCTACCTAATGCTGTTTCTGTAACACCTCTGGCTGTAGCTCCTAATCCTGCTAGTTCTGCTCTTTGCGCTCTGCCTAGATCAAATCCTTCTCTACCTAAACCACCTATACCCGCTCCATATCCAGCTATATCTGCTCCTATAGTTCTAGCTAATCCTGCACGCCTGCCACCTATACCGCCTAGCTGAGAACCAAATCCTGATAGTCTATCTGCCAAGCCAGCTCTTGCTTGGGCTTGTCTACCAAACTCTCCTAGTGCTGCTTGTTGTGCCTGCCCGAATCCTGCACTTCTGATGCCTGCAAGGGCTTCTCCAAGACCTCTTCCTAGAGCAGCTCGTCTTTCGTCAGCTGTCAATCTTGCTCTTGATCCAAAAGCACTTTCGCCACCTGTTTGTATATCTCTAGCTCTAGCGTCAATGTCTTGTAGCTCTCCACGTTTAAATACGTCATCTATAGTTTGTTGTACGACTCTATCTTCAAATGGATCAAAAAACTGTCTAGTTAAATTAGGATCAAACTGCATGCCCGCCGCTCGTCTGGCTGCGTCAGTAGCCGCTCCTAAATAAGCTTGTTCGCCAGCAAAGTAAGGTTGAGCCAAACGTCCAGCCCTACGAGACATGCCGATGCCTTCTTGTAGCCCTGCCAAATTAGCATCTAAAAAAGGTTGGTAAGAGCCAATACCGCCGTAAGCGCCTTGCATCGCTGCTAGTTCTAAAGGTGACAAACCAGCAGTTTGTCTTAATATGGCTGGTTGGCCAAAAGCTCTATTAGCTGCGGTTATGGCTTGAGATATTATCCCTGGCGTATCTGGTGAGCCGAAATAAGCTTCCCTAACGAAAGGGTCGGACATTCTATCGTCGCGTGTAAAGCCAGTTGCAACAGGGTTTATCGCGGTTGGATTTACAGTTTGACCTTCTTTGTACCGTATAGTAGAGGGAAGCCTCATACCATCTAATGACACATCTCTAGGATCTGTAAAAGTAGTGTTATTTGGCCCAGTAAAACCGTAACTTTCCATATTTAATGCCATTACATACTCTCAAATATATTCATTAACTCGCGCATATTTTGCACGCCTTTTTCCCTTGACTGAGTACCGCTTTTAACGAGTTCAATACCCGATTTGTTCTTTTTCATATCGTAAGCGCCTGCGCCTCTCGTAGCTTTGGCAGTCATAACAAACTCACCATCGCTTAACATCGCTGGTATGTCATCAGATGTACCTGTACCTGGACCTATTGATTCTCCGCCTTCGCGTAAATCTAATTCAGCAATACCGCCTGCCGCAAAAGGTTGCCTACCCATACCAGCTACGTTTAATACAGCTGGTTTAGGACCAAGCCCAAATTGCCCCCTAGTTCCGCCAGTTCCTAAGTCTGAAGCAAGTTGGTATCTGCCTAGCGCATCCATACTGACTTGAGGCGTAACAGCAAGACCGCCTGCTCTATCTTTGGCTGCGTCGTAGGCTAGTTTGCCCAAGAATCCACCAAGGCCAGCAGAAGCTAGACCGCCTCCGAAGCCGCCGCCGCCACCTCCGAATAAACCTTTAGATGTAGGTCCAGTTTGTCCTTTTAATGTGTCTTCAATACCTTTTATAAAATCAGGTGTCTTCTGACCAAAGAAACTACCCTGTTGACCCATCATTTGATTGTATTGATCTACTGAAATGTCTTGCATCGTATTTTCATTTCTATAGCCAATTACATCTCCGTTTTGATCCATTATAGGAGTGTATTCATCTTGTTGTCCTGCACTTCCGCCAAACAAACTACTTAAAAAATTTGATGCGCCTTTGCGCAAACGAGGTCCTAGTGTTCCACCAAAAATGCCTGTTTCAGCAGTAGGATTTATACCTGGCGTTCCCCTAAAAACATTCCCTAAAAAATCACCTACTTTGCCGCCACCTAAACTTTCTAATCCGCCTGTCCCTTTGCCTAGAGTAAGCAAATTAAGAGGACTAGCCTTACCTCTAGCTACATCAGCAACAGTTGTTATTTTATTGATAGTACCTGCTATAGCCCCTATCGGACCTGGTACAAATTGAAGAACGGGTGCTGCTTTACGCGCCACCTTCTTGATTGACTTGAAAGCTTTCTTGAAAAACCCAAACTCAGGTAATCCTGTTATTGGGTTGATGGACATGCCAGATCCAACAGCATATTCGTTTGGATCAAGGCCAGCTGCCCTCATCTCTTGGTTAATACGTGCTTGAGTTGCGGCTGATATAACAGGCGGTACGACACGCTCGCCCAAGGCGACGTGTGCCAGAAACTGATCTTCGTCTCTACCTAAACTTGCTATTCCTGTCCCAGTTCTATTTATTCTATCCATTTGTCTTTAATTCTATCGTTTTTAGCCTCTTTGTTAAATAAAATTCATTTCTAAATAGTTCTTTTTGTCCTCCCAACAAGGTCTTGATATAAGCCAAAAGACCAGTAAATAACGATCTCCTGATTTAACTGGCAGCCCTCGGTGCATGTGAGTAAAGCTCGGAAACATCAAAGCGCTGCCTGTAGGTATTGGTTCTAAAATACCCCTGCCCTGAAATTCTGTACCGCCACCTTCGTATTCACCTGTATTTAAAGGTACAACCACACTTATATCTGCGCTGGCGTCGTGATGCCAAGCTCCTCTTTCTTTTTCTCTTATATTGTAATTAGCTATTTGTATCCCGCCATCTGTAACTACTCTGCCCCAAAGACCCATAAATATTGGGTTTAAGATGGTGCTTACTACATTCATCAACGACAAATACAGTTCGGGTATGTGATCTTGTAAGACTATCTCTGGTATTTGTCTCAGCGTGTCTTCTTCTTTATTAGGTTCAAAGTTGAAGTGTTTTTTTATATTTTCTAGCTCGTCTTTAAATATATCGCAAAATGTTTCTGAGAATATAGGTGCTGTATAAACATCCTTTACAGGCTCGTCGATAATTGAATGTAATGGTAAGTTTTCTAAGTTTTCTTGGCCTTTTGATTTGAGGAAACGAACGATGTCTAGTTGGGATTCTTTTATAGCTGTAAAAGTTTTGTCTTGAATAAACCAGTCGGAGGGACGGGATAAAAGTAAATTTTTTACCTCATACGCTGAATTTGTACGTTCTACAGCCTGCATATCAAATCTCTATACTTGTCGCTCCGTTGTTTCTGACAGTTACAGAACCTAGTTCTGATTGCAGTTCAAAGCCCTTCGGATCCCTCGGCGTATGAAGCTGTACCCATTTGTTGCCCGTATATACTTGTAAGACCCCAATGGATGTGTTCCATACTACATCACCTTGATTAAATTTTAAAGAACCAAGCTCTGTATCGTTAAATTGTGGTGTGGAATCAGGATCAAATGTGCCTAGGTTAAGTTCTAGTATTCTTGTAAGTCTGTTGAATGTTTCTTTGCTTACAGACGGTTGTACTTCTGTAGGTAGTCTTGTTTCTAAAAGTTTGCTCATCTTCTACCATCAGTTTTTACATCCATTCTAGTATCTCCTAAACGCCAGCCTATAGATAAATTACCGTTAGATGTTGCATCGTCATTTGATTCAAAACGGACAACAGCTTGTCTACCGCGCGCTCTTAAATTTACTTTTTGAGTGCTAGAGCTTATTTCGTTGGTAGATTCAGTAGTCAAAGAATCACCTGGAAAGTTTCTGACCTTAGTTACTACATTTAAAGACCCAGCGTTTGCGTCTTGCAAAAATTTAAT